GCGCTGTACGTGTGGACCGACGATGGTTATCGCGCGTTGCGTGACGCGATGCGGGATGGAGAGTTGATCCTCGTAGCGCGCGAGGACGATAGCACAACGATCGAGACGGCGGATGCGCTGATCACCAGCCTGAGCGAATCGTTCCCCGACCAGGGCGAAGGGACGATCTCGATCAGCATGACCCTCGACGGGTTCTGGACGGAGCTGGAGAGCTGATGCCAGGCGCACGGGGTGAGGCGACGATTCAGGCCGGCGAGCGCGAGGTGCGCATCCTCTTCACGAACCGGGCACTGGCGGAGGCAGAGGGGCAGATCGGCAAATCTATCATCGGTGTGGCGCAGGGCTTTACCGAAGGCACGACGGGCATCGGAGACATCGCGTACCTGCTGCGAGCCGGGATGGAGGCAGCGCGGCGGGATGCGCACGCCGGCGGCAAGGTGGTGACGCTCAAGGATGCATTCCAGGTACTCGACGAGGCCGGATTCAGCGCGGTCACTGTGGCGGTGATGGAGGCCGTGGCCGCTGTGCTCAGTTTTGGCACAGAGGACCAGGACCCAAACGCATAGGCCGGGAGCGGCTGGATTGGCAGTCGCTCCTGGAGAGGGCGCTCAAGTGCGGCATTGGCGTGGTAGAGTTCTGGTCGCTGACGCCGCGCGAAACGTATATGGCGATCGAGGCGGTCTCCTGGCGGCTGGAGCGGGAACACCGGCGGGATGCCAGGCTGGCCTGGCACATCGCGGCGCTATCGCGCGCCAAGCGGTTGCCGGCGTTGCAACGGCTGCTCGGCGCGGGCAAGGCGCGAGTGCTGGAAGGCGAGGAGCTGGAACGGCGGCGGGCCGAGCACCGGGAGATCATGGACAGGATCGACGTGGACAAGATAAACGAGGCGAAGCGTGGGACTTGATGCGGACCTCGGCCGCGCGAATGTAGCGATTCGCGCGACGCTGGATCAGCTTGATGGCGATCTCGGCGAGGCACAGGGCAAGGTAGACAGTGCCATCTCCAAGATCGTCGCCGGTGCCGGGCAGAGTTTCCAGGCGCTGGGGACTGCCGCGCTGGGCGGCATCGGCGTGGCAACGGGCGCGATCACGGGCCTGGGGGCGGCGCTGGCCAAGGTGACGATCGACGCCGCGCCGGTCGAGGGGGTGAGCGACGCATTCGCGGGCCTGGCCGAGAGTGCGGACCAGGGCGCGGATGAGATGCTGTCCGCGCTCAAGCGGGGCAGCGCCGGGATGGTCGCAAACCGCGACCTGATGATGTCGTTCAATCAGGCGGCGCAGTTGGTGAGCACCGACTTCGCGGTGCAGCTCCCGGACGCCATGCAGTACCTCGGCAAAGTCTCGGCGGCGACGGGCCAGGATATGGGGTTCATGCTCGACAGCCTGGTGAAAGGTGTCGGGCGGCTCTCGCCAATGATCCTGGATAACTTGGGCATCCAGGTTGCGCAGTCAGAGGCGATAGAACGTGCGGCGGAGATGTACGGCGTAGAGGCCGACGCGCTGGACAAAAGCCAGGTCCAGGCCGGCATGATGAACGTGGTGCTGGAGAAATTGGCGGCGAACACGGCCAGCATGCCGGACGTGACGGAGACGGCGGCGGCGCGAATGGCACAGTTCAAGGCGACGATCCAGGACACGAAGGACCAGGTCGGGGTGGCGTTTTTGCCGGTGTTGACAACGCTCTTGGGTACACTCGGAGAGGTGGGGGAACGAGTATTGCCGGTGGTGGTGGGGGCGCTGGAGACGATCGCACCGGTGGTGGAGCGGGTGGCGATTGCGGTCGGCGATTTCGTGACCTCGCTCCTGGACGGCCAGGACCCGATGACGGCGTTCCGCGACTTGATCGAGGGCCTGTTCCCTCCCGAGATCGCTGAGACGATTATGGGAATCGTGGAGAGCATCGTGCAGTTCGGGCAGAAGGTGGCCGAGTTCCTGGCTCCCGTGATGGAATGGATCGGGCAGAATGTGGAGCTCCAGGACGTGCTGATCGCGCTGGGGGTGGCGATTGCGTCCGTGGTGCTGCCGGTACTGTGGAGTATCATCACGGCAGTTGCACCGGTGATCGCCGTGTTCATCGCGGCGGTGGCGATCGTGGTGGCGCTGCGGAAAGCCTGGGAGAGCGACTTCCTCGGTCTGCGCACGTTCATACTGGATACGCTCGAAAAGATCACGGCCTGGTGGGCTGAACATGGCGACGCGATCATGGCCAAGGCACGTGAGATTTGGGAGGCGGTGGTTGCGGTGTTCGAGTGGTTCAAAGACCAGTTTGCCACGTTGTTTGAAGCATTCCGGCTGGCCTTCGAGGGAGATTGGTATGGCTTCGGGGAAAAGTTGCGCGAGATATGGGATGAGATTTGGCGCATACTTGGGGAAATCGGAGAGAAGGCCTGGAATGCAATTAGAACCTTCTTCCAGGATACTGACTGGGGATCCGTGGGCAGGAACATCCTTGAGGGTGTAGCGCGCGGCATCACCGCAGGCATCGACGTGATCCAGCAGGCGGCACGAGATGCGGCCCAGGCCGCGCTGGAAGCGGCCATGGGGTTCCTGGGCATCGGCTCCCCATCCCGCGAGGCGATGGAACAAATCGGAATGCCCTTCGTGCGTGGCATCGGGGCAGGGATGGAGTACGGTCTGCCTGCCCTGATGGCTACTGCCGAGGATACGAGTGCGCGAATGCTGACGTCGGGATCGGTGGAAGCGGTGAATGGAGCAGCAGTAGGCGGGGCGCTCGGCTACCAGATCAACAACTATTTCGGCGCGGACAGCGTGCGCAGTGAGGAGGATATTTACCGGCTCACTGAAGAGATGGACCGCTCGCTGAGCCTGCGCGGACTGCAGAAGGTGGTGGCGTGATATGGCCGAAGTGCTGACAATCGGAGGCGTGGACCGAACCGCGAATCTATACCGGGATTCGCTCCGGATCGAGCAGGCAGCAGGTGAGTTCACCGCTGTCTGTTCGTTCAAATTGAACGACCTGGATTCCACGCTCAATATTCAGACACGCGACGCGGTGACCGTGACCGACGATGGCACGACGCTGTTCGCCGGCGAGATCGTGGACATCGACGACGATCTGCTGTCGCTGGCCCTGGCCGGGCGGCGGCTGTCGATCCGGTGCCAGGATTACAACGTCCTGGTCGAGGAGGCGGTGATCGACGGCGAGGAGGCCTACGACAGCCAGGCCGATAGTGCGATCATCGCCGACCTGTTCGGCAGCTACCGGGCGGACATCGACGCGACGACATACGTCAGCACGCTGCAGGCCAACATGACAATCTCGTTTCAGGACGTGACGCTGCGCCAGGCGCTGAGCGACATCTGCAGCAGAACCGGCGGTCGCTGGTACGTGGACGAGACGAAGAAGTTGCACTATTTCAGTGCCGAGGAGAACGTGTGCGCCTGGTGGCTATCCGACAACCCGGACAACGCAGACTCATTCCCCTACCAGGACATCAAGAAACGGTTGTCGGCCAGCACGATCGTCAATCACGTCCTGGTCGTCGGCCAGGAGGTGCGGACCTGGTACGAGGACGAGGATAGCGTGGACGCATACGGCGAGCGGCCGGCGGTGGTGGTGGACAACCGCATCACGACGCAGGCCGGCCTCGACACGCGGGGAGCGGCGCTGCTGACCAAGTGGGCCAATCCGCGAGTGGCATACGACGTGGTGACCCGCAAGACGGGCCTGCGGGCGGGGATGGACGTGCGGCTGATCTGCGGGGCGTGGGGGATCGACGAGACGCTGACCGTGCGCCGGTTGACGATCTACTGGCGTGGCGACAACCGGTTCTACTCGCTGGAGATCGGGGAGGGCATCGCCGCGGCGCTGACGACGGGGCGCATCTGGCTGGAGCGGCTCGGACAAACCGAGGGTGCCATCTCCTCGCTAGATGATACGGTGTTCGACACGGTCGCGCCACCGACGCCGGCGTTCGAGCCCGGCAACCTGACGAGCGGCGTGGACATCGACGCAGACGGTCACCAGGTCGTGTATATCCAAGCGACCTGGGGATTCGTGGACGCTACTGACCTGGATCACTACCAGATCCAGATCTCCACCTCCTCCGACTTTAGCGGCTACACGATCACGCGGGACCACGCCGCCGGCGGAGAGCGTGAAGAGAGGTTTGTGGGGATCCTGGGCAACACGACCTACTATGCACGGGTGCGCGCAATCGACTGGGTGGGGAACAAATCGGCCTGGTCCACGACGCGGAACGTGACAACGGCAAAGGATACGACGGCTCCAGCACAAGTGACCAGCTTGAACGCTGCGGCGAGCCGGACGCTGGTCGGGCTGAACTGGGACGCGAACACGGAAGCCGACCTGTCGTATTATGAGATTCAGCGGGATACGGATGATGGCGGCGCTCCAGCGGGCACGTGGGCGACGATTGCGCTGGCAAAGCTGAATTTCTACGTGGACCAGGATTTCACCGACGGGGAGATCAGCGGGGAGGATACGTTTTGGTATCGGGTGCGGGCGGTGGATACCTCCGCCAACGAGGGCGACTGGGCCGACCAGACGAGCGCGCAATTGAGCCAGATCGCGGCGGATCACC